TGGGCGAGCCGGTCGTTGAGTTAGATGACATCGAGAAGCAAAAGGCAGAAGAGAACGGCGTCACCATGACGCAGGACAATCGCTACCGCCTGCTGGAGATGAACGTCGAGCTTGACCTACCGGGCTACGAGCACACTAATAAGAAAGGCGAGGCGACAGGCATCGCCCTGCCATACATCGTCACTATCGACAAAGGCACTAAAGAAATCCTAGCCATACGTCGCAATTGGTACGAGGATGACTCACTGCACATGCGCCGTCAGCACTACGTGCATTACCAGTACATTCCGGGCTTTGGGTTCTATGGTTATGGCCTCATCCACTTAATTGGCGGCTATGCTAAATCTGCGACGATGCTCATCCGCCAGCTGGTTGATGCTGGCACTCTGTCTAACCTGCCCGGAGGTCTCAAGTCCAGAGGTCTACGTATTAAGGGAGACGATACCCCCATCCAGCCGGGTGAGTTTAGAGACGTGGATGTGCCATCCGGTTCTATTCGCGACAATATCCTGCCTCTCCCCTACAAAGAACCAAGCCAAGTCCTGTTCAGTCTCTTCAATCAGATTGTGCAAGAAGGTCGTAGCTTTGCCTCGTCTGGAGATATGAACGTCAGCGACATGAGCGCACAAGCTCCTGTTGGCACCACACTGGCTATTCTTGAGCGGACTCTGAAAGTGATGACAGCGGTGCAAGCTCGCCTGCACTTCTCGATGAAGCAAGAGTTCAAGTTGTTGAAGGTCATTATTGCTGACTACACCCCGGACGACTATGACTACCAACCAGAAGAAGGTAGCCGCTTTGCTAAGCGCAGTGACTACGACTCCGTCGATGTTATCCCAGTCTCCGACCCCAACGCGGCGACTATGGCGCAAAAGATCGTCCAGTACCAAGCCGTCATGCAGCTTGCTCAGTCTGCCCCTCAACTCTACAACCTCCCCCTCCTCCACCGACAAATGATCGAGGTGTTGGGCATCAAGAACGCTCAGAAGCTTGTGCCGCTGGAAGACGATGAGATACCTACCGATCCAGTGCAGGAGAACATGAACATTCTGACTGGCAAGCCGGTCAAAGCGTTTATCGAGCAAGACCATCAAGCACACTTGGCGGTGCACATGGCTGCAATGCAGGACCCCAAGATTCAACAGATTGTTGGGCAAAACCCGCAAGCGCAGGTCATGCAAGCCGCAATGCTTGCTCACGTCAACGAGCACGTGGCGATGGAGTACCGCAAGCAGATCGAAGAAGCTATTGGTCTACCACTCCCAACCAAAGAGCAGAACAAGCAGATGCCTCCAGAGGTTGCCGCACAAGTGGCACAGCTAGCTGCACAAGCATCTAAACAACTGCTAGCTAAGAACCAAAGCGAGGCGGCGCAGCAGCAAGCGCAGCAAGCTGCACAAGACCCAATCGTCCAAATGCAGATGCAAGAGCTTCAGCTCAAGCAAGCCGATATGCAGTTGAAACAGCAGAAGCTACAGATTGAAGCGGCGGAAAAAGCGGATAGGTTAGAGATAGAGAAGGCACGTATTGCAGCACAGAAAGAGATTGCTGCACTACAAGTTGGGGCAAATATTGCCGCGCAGCGTGACAAGGTGAACAAGCAACAGGAAACCGAGGGCGCTCGCATGGGGGTAGAAATTGCCAAGTCGAGAGAGCAGTTAGCGCAGCAGAGGCGTCAGAGTGCAGCACAAGCAGTCCAACAAAATCGTCAACCGCGTAGAAGAGAGGATTAATGGAAGATATACGGGCAATACATCATTTGATTGGAGAAATCCAAAGCCAAAAGAATGATAAGTCAATGTTTATAGCAGACGGTAGAGCAGCGGACTACGCTGAGTACCGTCATGTCTGCGGGCAAATCCGGGGTCTGGCTATCGCAGAACAAATTTGTAAAGACCTCGTGCAACGACTGGAGTTTAACGATGAGTGAAATTTTGATCGGACAAGATTTGGCTAACCCTGAGTCTGCAACTGTCCTGCCTGATACTGCGGAGCGTAAAGCAAAGCAGGTTCCCGATCCGGTGACTTACCACTTGTTGTGCGTAGTGCCGGATGCGGAGGAGCAATACGAGAGCGGTATTGTCAAAGCGGAGACTACTCAGTATTACGAGGAAGTCTTAACTCCTGTTCTATTCGTTATGAAGATAGGGCCGGATGCATATAAAGACACGACCCGGTTCCCGTCTGGCCCCTCCTGCAAAGTTGGTGATTTTGTGATTGTTCGTCCTAATTCAGGCACCCGCATGAAGATTCATGGACGAGAGTTTCGGATCATTAACGATGACAACGTCGAGGCCGTTGTCGAAGACCCACGTGGTATTACCCGCCCTGCTTAAGGAGAGTTAAATGAGTGGATACAAATTTCCAGATGAACTGGAAGGGGACGATGACAAGGATATTGAAGTTCATCCGGTCGAAACCCCTACAAAAAACGCCAAGAAAGAAATCGAGGTTGAGGTCGAGGACGATACTCCTATTGAGGATCGCGGGCGCAAGCCTATGGCAGAACCGCCAGAAGAAGTCGCTGACGATGAGCTTGCCTCCTACGATGAGAAAGTTCAGGCTCGCATCAAGAAGTTCACTCGTGGTTATCACGACGAACGTAGGGCTAAGGAAGAGGCTATACGTGAGCGTGAGGCGGCTGAGCAGTTCGCCCGCCAAGTCTATGAGGAAAATAAACGCCTTCAAGAGCAGCTTGCCTCCGGCAGTCAGAAGTATTTGGAACAGGCTAAATCTGTTGCCGAAATTGAACTGGAATCAGCTAAGGCGAAATACAAGGAGGCTTACGAAGCGGGCGACCCCGATTTGTTAGCAGAAGCGCAAGCTGAAATCTCCCGTGCTACGTTGAAGCTAGATAAGGCTGAGAATATGCGGCCTTTACAAATCAGGGAAAACGAGGTACAAGTACCACAAAGTTCCAATTCGACACCAAAATTGTCGGAGCGGGACAGAGACTGGATGGCTAATAACCCTTGGTTTGGCCCCGATGACGAGATGACCAGCACCGCGCTGGGCGTCCACCGTAAGTTAGTAAAAGAATACGGTGATCAGTTTATTGGGACTACTAAGTATTACCAACAGGTTGACGCGATTATGCGTCGTAGATACCCCGAGTATTTCGGGAGCGATGAAACTCCGGACGAGGTAGAACCTTCGCGCCGTGCACAAAAACCAGCTAACGTCGTAGCTCCGGCTACTCGTAGCACACCGCCTGACCGTGTCAAGTTAAAAGCTTCCCAAGCGTCCATCGCGAAAAGACTTGGGGTGCCCATAGAACTGTACGCTCAAAAGGTTGCTGAACTGAGAAAAGGAGAATGATCATGGCTGATACACAAAACCGACTTGCTCGCGAACTTGATTCACGAGAAAAAGCTGCAAGGGTTGCACAATGGCGGGCACCGGAACTTCTTCCGACGCCTAACCACCGAGCAGGCTGGAAACACCGTTGGGTACGTATCAGTATCTATGGTCAGCAAGATGCTAAAAACATCTCCTCCTCTCTCCGTGAAGGGTACGAATTCTGCAAAGCAGAGGACTATCCTGAGTTGATGATGCACGCTATCACTGAAGGCCGGTTCACCGGCAATATTGAGATAGGCGGCTTGATGTTGGCACGGATTCCATCCGAGTTTATGAAACAGCGTAATGACTATTACGACAATCTAAACCGGTCACAATCGGATTCTGTTGACAATACTTTTCTGAGGCAAAGTGATCCTCGCATGCCGCTGCATGTTGAGCGCAAGTCGAAGACCACTTTTGGTTCTGGTTCCTAAACTTGGAGTAAACCATGGCATATCCGACTGTAAATGCCCCCTACGGGCTAAAACCGATCAATCTGATCGGCGGTCAGGTGTTCGCGGGTCAAACTCGTGAACTCCCGATTGCAAGCAACTATGGTACTGCTATCTACAACGGCGATATCGTCCGTTTGGATGGTGGCACTATTGTTAAAGAAACAGGTACAACTACCGTCAACGCCAATGGCGTGACCGGTGTATTCCTTGGTGTTAGCTACACTAACCCATCTACAGGGCAACTTTTGTTTGCTAACTCGTATCCGGGTAGCGTTGTTGCTTCTGACATCGTGGCTTATGTGGCTGATGATCCTGATCAGCTGTTCAAGGTTGCTGTGACCGGTGGCGCAACTTCGTCCACCATCACCCCGATTTCGGGCACGATCTTGGGCAACAACATGGCTATTTCGCAGCCAGCTTCGAACACCACTATTTCGGGTAATTCGAATATTGGTGCCTATGACTCGGGCAGCAATACTGCGCAGTCGCTACCGTTTCGTGTTGTTGGTCTCGTTCCTGAGACTACTAACTCTAGCGGTAACTACAGCGAAGTTATTGTTAAGTGGAATGCTCCATACCCAACCATCACTATCGATTTCACGGGTGAAACCGCATCGGTAACTATGGCTGGCGGACATTCGTATCTCAACCCGAACGGCCCAGATAGCGTATAAGGGAGTTAAATCATGGCTATTTCACGCGCACAACTACTGAAAGAGCTGCTCCCCGGCTTGAACGCACTGTTCGGCATGGAGTACTCGACCTATGGTGAAGAACACAAGGAAATCTACGAAACCGAGACTTCCGAGCGTTCATTCGAAGAAGAAACCAAGCTGTCTGGCTTCTCGGCTGCTCCAGTCAAGAACGAAGGCTCTGCAATTGCTTATGACAATGCGCAGGAAGCTTGGAGCACTCGATACAATCACGAAACCATCGCTCTGGGTTTCTCAATCACTGAAGAAGCGATTGAAGATAACCTGTATGACAGCCTATCGGCTCGTTATACCAAGGCGCTGGCTCGTGCAATGGCTTACACCAAGCAAGTTAAAGCAGCAGCAGTGCTGAACAACGGCTTCTCGGCTTCGTATCCGGGCGGCGACGGCAAGGCTCTGTTTGCTAACAACCATCCGCTGGTTGGTGGCGGCGTCAACTCGAACGTCCCGTCAGTCATGACTGACCTGAACGAAACCGCGTTGGAAAATGCTGTTATTCAGATCGCTGCTTGGACTGACGAACGTGGTCTGCTGATCGCAGCTAAGCCACGCAAGTTGGTTATCCCTCCAGCACTTCAGTTCGTTGCTACTCGTCTGTTGGAAACCAGCCTGCGTGTTGGCACCAACGACAACGACATCAACGCGCTGAAGAACAATGGTTCGATCCCAGAAGGTCATACAGTTAACCACTTCTTGACCGACACGAACGCATGGTTCTTGACCACTGATGTGCCTAACGGTATGAAACACTTTGTTCGTATGCCGCTGGCAACATCGATGGACGGTGACTTTGACACCGGCAACGTGCGTTACAAGGCTCGTGAGCGTTACTCGTTCGGCTGGTCTGACCCGCTGGGCATGTTTGGCTCGTCGGGTACGGCGTAATAAAAAGGGGGCTTTACGCCCCCTTTTTTGTAGTATATAAAGTAGGTATTCCGGGGATTATCCGGTGCGTTCGAACAGGCCCCCGGCCTGACTTCATGCAGATCGACGCACCTAACCGCATGAGGGAAAATTCAAATGGCTCTTTCTACTACCCAAAGTATCTGGCGTTCGGGTGGCGGCGATCAAACTCGCACCGCCTATTGTGGCTCCGGCCTGATGGCTGCGCAGTTCTACATCCCTGACGCATCTGAAACCGCTAATGTTCTGGTTGAGGCTAACGGCCCAGCACTTATTCTTCCGGCTGGCGCAGTTGTCGTTTCGGTAAGTGTTATCACGGCGGGTACTGGCTCTGTTGACCTTGGCACGACTGGTTATACCAGCGGCACCGCAACCCCTGCGGCGATTGCCAACAACTTGTCTGTAGCCTCTGCTGCAACTATTAGCATTGGTTCGGCTGTAACCGGCACCGCATCCACCGAGATGGCTTACGTGACTTCCCGTAGTGACACAAGCGGCAACGATCCTGTTGCTGGCATCATCACTTACTTCGTCACCGATCCGCTGGTTGGTCAGCAGAACGTCTGATAAGGAGGCATCGCCATGATGCAAACAGACGTAAAAGCCGCACAGGTAACCTCCACCAATACTGCGTACGCTGACGCAACCCGTGTAAAAGCGGTGACTGTCAGCTACGCTTCTGGTGGTACGGTTGTCCTGAAAGATGGCGGTTCTGGCGGCACCACGCGGTTCTCGTTTACAGCACCAGCGATAGCGGGGTCAGAGCATATTCTGTTCCCCGGCGAAGGCATCAAGTTCAACACTGATGTTCACGCTACGTTAGCAAACGCAACCATTGTGGTGTTCTATGGCTAAGTCTCCGGCATGGACGAGGAAAGAGGGAAAGAATCCCAAAGGCGGCTTGAACGCCAAAGGGAGAGCCTCCGCGAAAGCGCAAGGCATGAACTTGAAACCTCCCCAGCCGGAAGGCGGCGCAAGGAAGAAATCATTCTGCGCACGTATGTCAGGGATGAAGAAAAAGCTTACAAGCGCCAAAACCGCGAACGATCCGAATAGCCGTATTAACAAATCATTGAGGGCTTGGAAGTGTTAGCTATGGCATCTCCAGAAATTGAAACAGCACGGGAGTTAGCTACCCATGCTAACGACATCAAGCATCTTCAAGATGATATGGACAGACTTGTCTCTGACATAGATTTGATAAAGCACGCCCTGCAAAATATTGACAGAAAGCTGTCGCAAGCAGAGGGCGGCTGGAAGGTGCTTCTATTTATTGGTGGGCTAAGTAACGCTATCACTGGTGCGCTGGTCTACTTTTTTGGAAACAAGGGGTAACACAATGCCAATTACCAAAGCCGACATAGAGGCAGCACGCCAAGATACCCGTCAGCGTAAAGAAGATGAAGCACAGGCAAAGCTCAAGGCAGAGGAAAAAGCAGAAAATGAAGCTGCTCGTAATGCCGTTGGCGAAGCAGTTGACTACATAAAAGGTAAAGCATCAGGTCTTGCTAAGAGTATTAGTGAATCTGACTTTGCAAAAGGCGTGCGCAACTACGGGCGGTCTTACAAAGAAGGCTTAGGTATGAAGCCTGATACGCCTTACGAGAAGAAAAAGGGCGGTGCCATAAATATGGCTAAAGGTGGTTCAGTTAAGTCCGCTTCGTCCCGTGCAGATGGTATTGCCCAAAGGGGCAAAACTCGCGGAAAGATTTGCTAATGCCTAGCAAGTCAAAAGCGCAGCATAACTTGATGGCGATGGTCGCTAATGACCC